GGCACCCTCGACCTGGACAAGGTGAACGCCTGGATGCTCCGCTACCGCAACGAGCGGTACAAGGACCTGTTCCGGTACAAGGGCGTGCTGTCGGTGAAACAGTACCCGGAGCGGCTGATCGTCCAGGGCGTCCACCAACTGGTCGAATGCGACAAGGGGCGGCCGTGGGGCGACGAACCGCGGTCGTCGAAGCTCGTGTTCATCGGCCGGAACCTGGATCAGGCCGTCCTTCAGAAGGAGTTCGAGGCGTGTTCATGAAGCGCAAGAAAGCTGCGGTCGGGCTGCCGGCCCTCACGCGGCGGTGGCAGGCCGACGTGGGTGAGTATATCCGCAAACTGGCCCCAGCGCCTGGTGACAGGTTGCTGGCAGTGGCAACAGCAGCGGACGAAATCCCGCTCCTCGACGCGGCGACCGGCGCTACCGTGCATCTGCTACCGGGGCACGCCGGTGGCGTTACGAGTTTGGCCTGGCACCCCAAGCAACTCTGGTTCGCCAGCACGGGGCACGACGGGCACGTCCGATATTGGGACGCCTCGACCGGGCAACAGTTGTGGGCCAACGACACGGGCACAGCCTGGGTCGAGTGCGTCGCACACCGACCCGACGGCAAGTTGCTGGCGGTCGCGTCCGGCCGTCACGTCCGGCTCATGCAACCCGATGGAATCCTGGCTCGTGTCATCACCGCGCATCCGAGTACGGTGGCGGACATCGCCTGGCGGCCGGATCGTGACGAACTGATCGTGGCTCGTTACGGCGGCATCACGGTCTGGTCGCCCGACCGGGAACAACCGGTGCAAACGCTGAACTACCGGGGGTCGGTTCTTCGCGTCGCCGTCAGTCCCAACGGCCGGTTCGTGGCGACCGCCGACCAGAACAGCACCGTTCACTTCTGGCGGACGAAGACTTGGAAGGACGCCGAGATGTCCGGCTACCCGCACATCGTGACCAGCCTCAGTTGGGACTCCACCGGCCGCTACCTGGCGACCGACGGCGGCGAGGACGGCTTCGTTTGGGACTGTTCCGATCCCGGTCCCGAGGGCCGAATGCCGACCTTCCTCAAAGGAGACACGGATCGGCTAACGCGGTGTGTCGCCTTCGCGCCGGATCGCGCGGTTTGCGCGGTCGCAGGCGAGTCGGTCACTCTCACGATCCACGATGTCACGAACCCCACACGCATCGACATGGGTAATCTCGGCGGTTCCATCACGGCACTCGCATGGGGACTCGATAGGTTGCAACTCTTTGCGGGTGGGGCGTCTGGTCAAGTAGAAGCGTATGCCGAGCATTGATGATTCTGTTAAAATTCTATCTGACGAAGGTTGCTGATTGACGTGATCACAGAATTGACAATCCCTTCGGTGGCGAAGGCATCGACCGCTTTGGCCCGCACCGCGTTACGGTCCGTTTGCTGGATGCGCTGGACCCCTTCCACAAACGCCGCCAGCGTCGCTGCGTCGGCGTCGTTCTTGATACACGTCGCGCCCGGAGGCAGGCGGTCGACGAAGACGCCGGTGACGTCGTCCTGGATGAACGGTGCCCCGGTGCAGACGCCGATGACCGGGCACCCTGCCAACAAAATCTCCTGCAGCGCGAGCGGGCCGTGGTCGTCGTCGGCCAGGTAGGCGCAGGCCCGCGAACGGCGAGCCGCCTCGAACAACTGCTCCCGCTTGTACTGGCCGTAGTGCAGCACGACGTGCCGGGGGAAGACCTCACACAGGTGTTCGAGCAGGCCCGGCCGATGGCCGTTCTTGGAGTAGATCAGCAGGTCGTGTTCGTCGGGCAGCGGTTCGCCGGGCCACGGGTCGATCGGGTACGGCCAGGTGACGATGGGCGCGGTGTTGGCCGGGCCGCGGTTCTTGGCGATCAGGTCGCAGTACCAGTCGCTGTGGCAGAACATGGCCCGGCAGTTCGCCGCGTCGAGCAGCCCCCGCTCTTCGGCGTCGATGCGGGGCTTCCACGAGTAGGTGAACAGCATGTTGGGGCCCTGCACGAACGGCCGGCCCTCCGAGTCCCACCAGACGGCGTAGCGGCGGTCGTCCCAGTGCCAGAACCAGGGCATGGCCCCGTCGCTCGCCGGCAGCGACTTGATCGACAGCCAGTCGAGGCCGGCGGCGATCCGCTTGCGGAGTTCCTTCTGTAGCGCGTACATGCCGTTGGTCGGCCCATCGCGGCCGGGGGCGGTCACCGGGCCGATCAACTCGACCGGCATCTGGCCGTCGCGGTGCGAGACGTGCGGGGCCGTCGTGAACCGCTTGACCACCGGCAACTTCGTGAAGTCACGCGGCCAGCCTGGCTGGAGCTTGTGCTTGCCCTTGGTGGTCTTCTTGCCCAGGTCGCGGTAGCCGGCGTCGTCGAGGTGGCTCAGGTGGTAGCTGCCGGTGTCCACCCGGTAGTGGTAGAACGGCCGGGCGATGTCGCACGGGTCGCAGATCGTCACCTTCGCTTCGTTCAGCCGCTTCGCGAGATCCTGGTCCTCGCCGTTGTTGAGGGCGGCGTAGCCGCGCACCCGGTCGAACGCCGATCGTCGCAGTGCCCAGCCGCCGTGGTACAGGCCGCCGGTGTCGTGCTCCTTCAGCCCGTCGCCGTGGGCCAAGAGCACCAGCGACGGCCGCGACCATTCGGCCCGCTTCAGCCCCTCCGCCTGCGTGCGAAACCAGTGCGGCAGGTAGATGTCGTCGTCGTCCGCGACCAAGAACCCCTCGGCGTCCGGCGAGGCCAGCGCGGCGCAGGCGTTCCGCTTCTCGCCGAGCGAGCGAAACCGGGCCGGCACCGAGATCAGCCGCCAGCCCTCGCCGGCCTGATTGTCGTACTGCCCGGCGTCGTCGAGGATGACCAACTCGCGCAGGTGCCGCGGGTAGTCCTGGCGGAGGAACGACTCGATCAGCTGGCCGAGTAGGTGCGGCCGGTGGAACGTGCAGCAGAGCGCGGCGAGTTTCATCGGTGGCGTTCCTCCGGGGACGTTGAACAGCGGAAAGCGGCGGGCCAAGTCGGTGATGGGCATTCGCTCACGGGGTTCGGCGTAGAGCGTCTCGTGCCGGTGGCAGAAGACGCTCGAGATCGGCCAGGTGTCCCACTCCGGTTGGTAGACCCGCAGCACCACGTCGGGCCGGTTCGGGATCGGCAGCAGCAGCGGGCCGAACGGGTGGCGTCGGGTGGGCAGCAGGTCACTCCGCCGGAAGCTGTCGACGCGGGAGCATTTGTCGAACTCGATGAGGATGCGGTCCTCGAACACGTCGTAGAGTGTCAGGTCGAAGAACGGCCAGGTCCACGGGTGGCCGCTGCGATATATGGCAGCGCGCGGATCCCACACCTTGGCCAGGAACGGCCCGAGCCGGGCGAAGCCCCAGCCGCGGGCGGTGGCGGCCGACTCCACCTGCTGAACGTGCTCGCGAGGATAGGCGAGGTCGAGGTCGTCGCCCCACGGGGTGACATCGTGATGTCGCCAGGCTCCGAGCAGCGAGCCGTGCGACAGCCACCACGGCTGGCCGAGCGAGTCGAGGAACGCGGCGGCCCGTGACGCCGTCTCGTACAGGGCCGTCTGCTCGCGGTCGTTAAGCCGCTGCACGAACACGCTGCACTCCCTGGAACAACTTCAACCAGGCGGCGGCGAGCACCTCGGGGTTGGCGAACTCGTTCACCAGTTTCTCGTGGGCAGCGTGGACGATCCGCATTCGCAGGTCCTCGTCGTAAGCGAGGGTGGCGGCGTGGTGGGCCAGTTCCTCGTCGCAGTCGCCGAGGAAGCCGGTGACGCCGTGGTCGATCATCTCGCGCCAGCCCCAGTCGTTCTGGGCGACGACGGGAACGCCGGCGGCGAAGGCTTCCAGCCCGGCGCGGGGCCAGTTCTCGCGCGCCCCGCCGTTGACCGGCAGCAGGCAGTGGAGGGTGGCGAAGAACTGCGGCGTCGGGATGGCCATCGGCCGCAGGATGCTGGCCCACGGCGGCGGCGGGCCGAGCTTGGCCAGCGTCCGCTCGTCCACGCCCATGACCAGCGCTTGCCGGTGCCGGTAGGCGACGCGGTCGTAGATCCGCCAGGTGTTCGACGACCACTTGTCGGCGTCAGGCCGGGCGACCCGGCCGACCACGAACGGTTCGTGCTTGCCGTGCGGCCGGGGCCGGAACTCCCACTCGTCGAGGTCGAACGCGCCGCGGATCAGGTGGCCGGACGCCTTGTCGTAGCCGAGCGGGGCCAGTTGCGGCTCCAACTGCTTCCGCTGGAACTCGGACTGGAAAACGAAGGCGTCGGCGGGGCCGTGGTCGGCGAAACACTTCTTCTCGTGGTCGAACAGGAAGGTCATGCAGTTGGCCCAGACGAGCGGGCAGCCGAGCGCCCGGAAGCGGTGGGCGTGCGTCAGGAACTCGCCGTTGCAGAAGGCGACGACCGGCGAGCCGGCCAGGCCGGGGACGCGTTCGAGGTCGTCGGGCCGGGTCGGGTGGGTGACGCACCCCAGCGCGTCGAGCCGCGCCCGCCAGCGGTCGTCGAAGCCCCAGGTGGGGATGAGGTGGACGTCGAAGCCGGCCCGCCGCCAGAGCTTGACGGTGTGCCAGGCCTCGGTGTTGGCCCCGCCCATTTCGCCGGGGTAGCCGGCCAGGAAGACGCGCATGGATCCTCCAGTCAGAAGAAGATGACGAAACTGCTCTCGGTCGGTGGTGGGACCACGAGCGAACTGCTCGGCTCGCCGGACGAGCTCGGCGGCGGCTCCCACCAACTGCTGCTGCTGGACGAACTGCCGATCCACCACGAACTGTTCGGCCACCAGACGCTGCCGCTGCTGGGCGGGTCAACGATCACGTCGCTGCTGGACGACGGCGGAATGTAGGAAGACGACGGGTCGATGACGACCTGGCTGCTCGACGGCAGCGGGTCGGTCCCCGAGGTCGAACTCGAACTGCTCGACGGCCAGGTGGCGTCGCTCGACGAGGGCGGCTCGATCCACGACGACGGCCAGGGCACGTCGCTCGACGACGGCGGATGCACCCACGACGAGGGCGGCTCGATCCACGAGGAAGACGGCCAGGGCACGTCACTCGACGACGGCACCACCCAGGACGACGAGGGAAGCACCAGCGACGACGAACTGATCCACAGGCTGGAACTCGACCAGCCGGAGGAACTGCCGCTGCAGTTGTCGCAACAGCAGCACCCCGCCTGGTGGCTGACGGCCCAGGAGCCTTCCTCGCGGGTCAACCCGCCGTTCTCGATCCGCAGCGTGACGGTGCGGTGGTAGACGTACAGCTTGCCGCCCTCGCAGCGGACGTCCGTCTCGACGATGCCGACGCCCGGCCCGCTGCCGCTGCTGCCCGACCCGCTCGGCGTGCCGCTCGACGACCAGCCGCTCGACGACGGCCACAGGCTGGACGAGGGCCAAGAACTCGACGACGGCCAAAGGCTCGATGACCAGCTACCCGAGCCGTTGCTGCCGGACGAACTCCACCACGACGAACCGCTCCACGAACTGCCCGAAGAACTCCACCAGGAGGATCCGCTCCACGAACTGCCTGAGGACGACCACCAACTGCTGCCCGAGGAACTCCACCACGACGACCCGGACGAACTCCACCAGGACGAACTGCCCGAGGAACTGGGCCACCAAGACGAACTCGGCCAGGCCGACGAACTGCTCGACGAACTCCACCACGACGAACTGCTGCTCGACGATCCGCTCGACGATCCGCTCGAACTCCCCGAACTGGACCCGGACGAACTGCCCGAGTTGCTGCCGGACGAACTGCCGCTGGACGACCCGCTCGACGAACTTGACGACGAGGAACAGCACCCCTCGCCGAGCGCGACCACCTCCCACTTGCGGCTGTCCTCGAACCGCTTGGCCAGTCCGAACGTCCCGGCCGGCACCGATTCCGCCGACGGGCAGTCGCACCCCTCGCCCGAGGTCGATTCGCCCTTGCACAGGTCCGGGCAGACCACGCCGATCGAGTCGTGGACCGTGAGCGTCACCTCGACCGGGCACCACTTGCCGTTCTGGAACACGACCGGCTTGGCCAGGGCCGCGCCGCAGCGGGACAGCGACTCCAGCAACTGGAAGCGGAGCACGTCCTCGGAGTCGCCCAGCCGCACCACCGCCCACCGCTCGGTCGAGCCGCTCTCCTCCAGCCACAGCACGCGGGCCGACCCCCCCGGGGCGTTGCGGAGTGACAGCGTGTTGCCCGGCTCCATCTCCGCGAAGTCGTACAGGTGGTCGGGATCGACGGTCACCTTGACCGGCGTCACGCCGGCCACGATCCCCCGGCCGATGGCGTTGACGTCGAGCGGTTCGAGCAGCACCGCGAACCGCCCGGCGGCGATCGGGTCGTACGGCGTGCCGCCCTCGAAGTTGACCTTGTTCTTGAACTCCTGGAGGTTGGCCGCCGGCCCGATGATCGGCTCCGACAACGCCAGGACGCCGAACCGCGGCAGCGCGAAGCCGGTGTTGTTCCGCACCCGGACGATGCCGGTCTGGCGGAACTCGTCGGCCGCGTCGGACTCGGTGTTGTGCCGGCGGGCGCGGACGTAGTTGGCCGCGTCCACGAAACCGTTGAACGCGTCGGCCGGGATGACCAGCCGCTGGCCGGGCAGCGCCTTCTTGAACGGGTCGCCCGGCATGTCACACCCCGATGCCCAACAGGGCGAAGTTGCCGTACTCGTAGACCCGCTCGACGTAGGCCGCGACCGGCTGCTTGATCAGCGTCTCCTCGTCCTCGGCGTCGGCGTACCGCACCCACAGGTACTCCCACCCCTTCTTCTCGATCCCGGTGATGTCGCCGACCGTGAGGTCGGTGGCGTTCGGGCTGGCGGCGAACTTGAAGGCGATCTCCCAGTCCTCGGTGCCCCGCTGCGAGCCGGACGCGCCGAGGAACAGCACCTCGCCGCGGGCGAACCCCTTGAACGGGGCGTGGTTGACCCGCCCGGTCAGGTAGAACAGCACGACCTTGTACGCCCCGGTGAGGAGCGCGACCGGGACGTAGTGCGTCTCGGTGAAGTTGAAGACCGGGACGGTGATGTCGGTCCCCTCGACCGAGTCGGTCGAGACGCCGATGGCCCCCTGGAAGTCGGGCGGGTCGTCGCCGTAGCTGGCCACCGTCTCCAGGCTCTGCGTGATCTTCTGGTTGCCGCCGCCGGTGTCGAAGCTGTACGAACTCTGGCCCGTCTCCTTGGGCTCGAGCTTGCCGTAGCGGACGGAGACTTCCCAGACGCCGCCGCCCTGGTGGGCGATGTGGTAGTTCTGGAACACCAGGTTGGCGTAGATGGCCGGGATGGTGGCCTGCACCAGCGCCCGCACCTCGGCGTCCAGTTCGGTGCCCAGCACCATGAACTGCAGGTCGACCGACGGGCTGTCGATGCCCACCGTCGCTTCGCGGCTGTCGAACTTCTCGATGATGATTGCCATCAGCACCTCACGCGAAGACGAGGCCGCCGTGCTGGGCCTCCTGCACGAGCTTCTTGGTGTTCGCCGCCGTCTGCTCGGCCGCCTTGGCGGTGCGTTCGCTGAGCGACTCCGCCCCCAGCCCGCGGACGGCCATCGCGTTGAACGTGCCCTGGATGTCCACCTTCTCGCGGGCGGTGTCGGCCACCTCGTCGAGCTCGGGAAAGTCGGGACGCTTCATGCGTTCAGGCGAGCGGGCGTCGGCCTCCTCGCGCTTGCGCTTGGCCTCGGCGAGGGCGTCCTCCCACTCCTGGCGGGCGGCGGCGATGTCGGCCTCGCCGGCCGCGAGCGTCTCCTGCTTGCGCTTCTCGCGCTCGGCCCGCTCGGCCTCCTGCATGCGGTTGAGTTCGTCCTCGACCCCGGCCCGCTCCCCCTCGATGGCCGCCCGGCGGCGCTGGCGTTCCGTCTCGCGCTCGTTGACGGCGGCGTCGCGGCGGGCGTTGATGGCGTTGTCCTCGGCGGCGATCTCGTCGTTGATGCGGGCGATCTCCTCGCCGGCATCTTTCCCCGTGAACACGCTCTTGACCCGCGCCCACACCTTCTTGAAGAAGCCGCTGAAGCGGTTCCACCCCTTCTGCAACACGCCGATGAAGTTCGTCCAGGCGGTGCCGAGGAAGCTGACCGTCTCGACCCAGGCGACCTGGATGCCGGCCCAGGCGTCGTTGAGGAAGCGGGCCAGGCCGTAGACCGCCCGGTAGAAGGTGTCGATGAAGAAGTTCTTGAAGTCGATCCACTTCTCCTCCAGCCAGAGGATGCCTTTCTGGAACTCCATCTTGAGGGTCAGCCAGAGGATGCGGGCCGCGAGACCGATGTCGCCGGCGGCGAGGGCGTCGGAGATGCCCTGCCAGGCCGCGAGGGCGGTTTCCTTCAGTCCGTTGAACTGCTCGCCGAGCCACGACAACGCCTGGCTGCCGGTGTCGCTGGTGTAGATCAGGTAGCCCGCCAGCGCGACCACGGCGGCGGTGACCAAACCGATCGGACTCAAGCTCGCCGCGACGACGGCGGCCAGGATCTTGAACACCGCGACGACGCCCATGATCAGCGACACCAGCCCGCCGAGGGCCGCGCCGACGAACGAGATCGCCCCGCCGGCGGCGATCAGGGCGACGCCGACGCCGACCACGGCGGCGATGACCTTGGCCACGGTGACGATGACCGCCTTGTTCTCCTTCACCCAGTTGACTACCCCGACCACGAACCGGGTGATCGTGCCGAGCAGCGCGGTCAGGTCCGGCGCGAGTGCCCCGCCGATGGCGAAGGCGGCGGCCTTGAGCGTCTTGAGCAGGCGGTTCCAGGCGTCCTGCAGGTCGGCGGCGGACTGGGCCTGGTCGGTGCCCACGGTCAGCCCGAGCCGGTTCGCCTCGGCCCGCAACTCGTCGATCCCCTTCGCCCCGGCGGACAGGAGCGGGATGAGCTTCTGGCCCGACTTGCCGAAGACGTCCATCGCCAGGGCGGCCCGCTGGGTCGGGTTGCCGACCTGGGCGATGCGGTCGGCGAGCAACCGGAACTGCTCGTCCGGCGTGAGGGCCTTCAGGTCGGCGACGGTCAGCCCCAGCTTGGCGAGCGTGGCCCGCATCTCGCGGGAGCCGCCGGCAGCCGAGACGAGGTTCCGCTGCATCGCCTTGAGGCCCGCTTCGAGCGTCTCCAGGTCCGCCCCCGACTGCTCGGCGGCGAAGCCCAACTCCGAGAGGGCCTCGGTCGAGACGCCGGTGCGGGCGGCCATCTTGTTGAGGGCATCGCCGGCGTCCTTGAAGTGGAAGACCATGCCGGCGACCGGGGCCAGGGCCGCCCCGCCCAGCGCGACCAGCCGCGCCCCCAGCCCGGCCACGCTCGCGCCGAACGCCTTCAGCTTCTTGGCAGCGGCGTCGAGGCCTTTGACGAGCCGGCTGTCCTTGACGGCCAGTTCGACGTAGGCGGCACCGGCTCGTATGCCTTTCGCGTCAGCCATGTACGAACACCTGCTTCAGGACGCCGATGCCGACCTTCACCCGTGGGGCGTCCTTGCGTTTCCGGTGCGGGTCGAAATCGGCCGGAGTGAACGGGCGGGTGTTCTTCGGGTCGCGGTGGCAGTTGGCGATCACGCACAGGAGGGCCGAAGTGTGCGCCCACCGCTGGCGGCTGACCGCCTCGGCCATGATCACGAGCTCGGCGAGGGTGAAGGGCCCGGGGTCGATCCCGACGACCCCGGCGAGCTCCCAAACGAGGCGATCAATTTGAGCGCTTCCGCCTCCGGGTCGAGCTGGTCGAGGACCGTCTCCGCGTGATCCAGGAGCCGGGCCTTGACCTTCTTCCCGGCCGCGCTCAGCTTCCGCATGCCCGCCCGCGCCCGGGCGTCGGGGAAAAAATCGAACAGTTCCTCCACGAACGCCTCGGCGGCCAGGGTGATGGCGTCGCCGTACAGCGCGCGGCCGAAGTCCTCGTCGCTGACGTTCCGGGCGTCGGCCTCGTCCTTGCACAGGCAGTACAGGACGTCGGCCAGTTGCACCGGGTCGGCCACCAGTTCGCCCAGCGGCCGGAAGCCGTCGTCGACGAGCTTGTACAGGTCGATGTTGACCAGGCCGCGGACCCGCTTGACGGCGGCCACGTTAATGGCCACCGTCCACGTCCGCCCGGCGTTGTCCGGAAAGCTGTGCATGAGTGAACCTCACTTCGTGGCGGAACTCACGGTGCGGATCGGGATCGGGTGCGGCGTCCACTCGACGCCGGTGTCTGTGCGCTTGCCGTCCTTGCAGATGGGGATGGGCACCGGCACCCAGGTCTCGTCGGCGTCGTCGGTCGCCTTGGGGCGGGTGCGGCGGGCGACCTCGGCCGAGCAGCCCCACATCGACACCTTGCGGGCCATGCCGCTGGTGCAGCAGACCACCGAAACCAGATCGTTCGTATCGGCGCGGAAGATGCCGCCGCCGGAGTCCCCGGACGACACGCTCAGGACCATCCGCAGTTGGCCTTGCGCGTTCTCCCGCTCGGCGACGGTGCCGTCCTCGCGGTTGCCCGGCTTGTCCACGCCGAAGCCCATGTGCCAGACCGGCGTGTCCACCGCCGGGTTGCTCTCGGCGATCAGGGCGTAGGGCAAGTCCTTCACCTCGTCGTCGGTGACGCACCAGGCCACGTCGGGCGTCTTGTGGTACGCCACCACCCGCAGCCCGAACGAGCGGCCGTCCTTGAGGGTCAGCGTGCCGCGTGCGCCGACGCCCGAGACGCAGTGGGCGGCGGTGAGCACGTCCCAGCGGCCGTCGGGTCGCCGCGGGCCGATCACCGTGGCGGTGCAGCCGGCGTTGCCGAAGCGGATGCGGCCCAGCGCGCCGACTGGGTCGAGCTTGCCGTTGCCCGGCGGCTTGGGGTCGGGCTTGGGCGGCACCGGCGGCACCGGCGTGCAGGACTCGATGGTGACGCTGACGCGGGCCTCCTCGACCGACAGCGCCCCGTCGGTGTTGGTGATGACGAGCAGTTCCACCTCGTAGGTGCCGGGGTGGGCGGCGAACTCCAGGACGCCGCGCGGCGAAGTCGCCCGCTGCACGTCCTTCGACGGGTAGACCCGCCACAGGAGCGCGGCCTTGGCATCGACGCCCTCGGCCTTGAGCCGGACGAGCGCGTGCGGCTTGTACTTCGTCTCGCCCGTGATGCGGATCGGCTCGGCGTGGGCCGCGACCGGCGCGAGGGCGAGGACCAGGACGGAACACAGAAGCGAACGCATGAGGACTCCTCGGGTGTGGATCAGGGGGCGACGACCCAGCTGGGCGGGTTGACGGAGAACGTCGGCTTGACGGTGACGCTGACGGTGATGGCCTCTTCGAGCGACTCGTTGCGGCTGAAGTTGGTGACCATGCAGGTCGCCCGCAGCCCCTGCGAGCCGGACACGTTCATGGCACCGTCCATGACGGCGAACTCCATCGCCCCGCGGTTGAGGAACGTGTCGCGGATGGCGGCGAAGTCGGCGTCGGCCGTGTCCCAGACCATCTCGAACTCGATCGACCCGTCCTTGAGCGTGGCGACCGTGGCCCGCCAGCCGGCGTTGCCGCGGGTGGTCACGTCGGCCTCGCCGGCCTCCAGGTTCAGGGTCACGTCCTTGACGTTGGTGATCTCGTTCCAGGCCGGCGAGGCGAACGTGCCGGTGTTGCGGTACAGCTTGGCGTCGAGCCCGAGTTTCACGGCCATCGGTGTCTCCTCAGCGGACCGAGTTCTTCCACAGGGCGGGCAGTTGGGCCTGCTCGGCCTCGAAGGCCGGCCCCATGAACGGCCGGGGGCGGTAGCGGAGCCGGCGCGTCCTGGTCTTGGTGCGGCGGACCGCCTCGCCGCCGTGTTCGAGCAGGCGCGGGGCCTGCGACTCCGCGCGGATCAGCGTCGGCCCGATGACCACGCTCTTGCGGGTCGGGTCGTAGGCGAACAGGATGAACTTCCGCAGCAGGCCGACGTGCGAGTGCGGCGGCGATCCTGGCGGGCTGGTCCCCTTCTTCTTGCGGATGGACGTCCTGGCCCGCGTCCGCACGAACGCCCCGAACCGCGACAGCACCTTCCGCTCGGCCTTCGCCACCTTCTGCTGCACAAGGGCCCGGTCGAAGAAGCCCTGCTTGGCGGCCTGGAAGGTCATCGTGATCACGGCTCACCTCCAGACCTTGAATGTCAGCGTGAGGACGCTGGTGAACTGGCGGAACTCCTCCAGGTGCTCCGTCGCGTAGACCGGCTCGTTGGCCACCTCGGTGCAGCGGGCCTGCGGGAAGCCGGCCAGCGGGTGCGAGCGGACGTGGTCGGCGATCTCCTCCACCAGTTCCATGAGCGCATCGAGGTTCCCCGTCGTCGGCTCGACCTTGCGTTGCACCGCCACGTCGATCCGGTAGTCGAAGCCGTCCCGGTTGCGGTCCAGGGCCTTGCTGGCGACCGACCGCGGCACCACGCTGACGCGCAGTTCCGTCATTTCCGAAAGCTCGAAGCACGGCTGGTAGTGCCGCACGGCCACGAGCGGCTGGCTGAACGGCGTCGCGTTCAGTTGCTCGACGACGGCGTCGGCCAGGGCCAGGATCGTCGCGGGCACTACTCGACCCCCACTTGCTTGGCGTGAACCCGCAGCACCTTGCGGAACACGTCCGACCACCGCCACGCGGGCTCCTTGCCCGGGGCCATCACCTCGTACACGAACACCTTCCCGCCCTGCGTCTCGCGGATCACGTCGCCCCGCTCGGGCAGCGTGGGGCTGTCGCCGAGCACCAGGTCGGCGGCGTGGATCAGGAAGTCGCGGTCGGTCCACTCCATCCGCACGCCGCCGTAACCGTCGTCGAGCTTCAGCAGCGTCCGGCCGATAGTCGCTTGCACCAGGACCTCGTCGGCCCCGCGCCGGTACGCGACCGACCGCGAGGCGTGTTCCTTGAGCATCTCGGCCAGCCAGTCGGAGCCGGCGCGGAGCAGGTCGGGCATGGCGTCCTCACTGACTCAGGCGAACGCGGACGTAGCTGCTGCCAGGACGAGGATCGATGGCGATGACCTTGCCCAGCAGCTTGTTGCTCCCACCGCCGTTGTCACTGACAGCCCACTTGTCAGCGGTATTCCAGTACGCGAGTTGCCCGACACCCCAAGCACCAACATCCTCGACCGGGAAGTCGAATACCCCGACGACGGCCAGCGCCCCGAGCTTGCCGGCCTTGATGTCGAGCTTGGCGACGCCGACCAGTTCGCCCTGCACGACCACGTCCCCGGCCGCCACGTCCGCCACCGGGATGTGGTCGATGCTGCCGCCGTCGTGGATGAAGATCACCTGCGCCATGTCTGCCTCCGGTCAGTTCAAGATCACTGCGTGACGCTTCCCGTTCTGGATCAGGCTGACGGCCGCCCGACTTACTCCGAACCTGCGGGCGATGACCGCCTGTGCGACCACCCCTCGCAGGCTGACGATTTCCCGAACCTGCTCTTCGTTCAGCCGCCTGCCCACCGGCTCCCGAAGCCGCGTCCGATAGGCGTGACGGTGGTTGTCCCCGCGACTGAGGTATTCCAGGTTGTCCAGGGCGTTGTCGTGCTTGTTCCCGTTCTTGTGGTTCACGTCGCGGCCGTGGGCCGCTCCCAGGAACGCGGCCGCGACCAGTCGATGGACGCTTCTCGCGACGTACCGGCCCTTGACGCGAAGGCTGACCACCAGGTAGCCGGTCTTCGAGTGCGGGGTTGGCCGGAGCACTTTCCACTCGCCCGACTTGCGACTCCGAATGCGCCCGCAGTCGCTCGCCTGGTAATCGGGGATATCCTGAAGGTCCGACCACCGCTCCTCGACAACGCACTCCGAGGGCGGCTGGGGGCAGGTCGGTTGCAACTCGCTCATGCCTCCCCCTTTGCTTTCACGCCCCCACGGGGGTCCTGCAACGCACAACCGAAGTCGTGGTAGCCGCGCATCTGCACGCCCAGGACGTGGAAGTCCGCCTCGGCCGTCTCGATGGTCGGGGCCTCCTGGCCGTTGAGGAACGCCACCTCGATCACCGGCAGGTCGGTCGGCTCGGCCAGCAGGTACCACGCCTTCGCGGAGAAGCCGGGGTACTTGGCGTTGCCCAGGTAGCGGCTCACCTCGACCCGGAACTTGCCCTGGTGCGGGTTGGTGATCGGGTACTTGGCCGTCGAGGCGTTGTCGCGCAACTCCAGCGACTTGAACAACTGCGAGCCGATCGCCGACAGGGCGGTCGGCACCAGCAGGATCGCGGGCATGACGCCGATCGGCTTGCCGTCGCCGTCGGTCTGGTCGAGGAAGGCGACCTCGCCGGCGGTCAGCCCGTCGATCCCCAGGGCGGTCGTCGCCCCGGAGATGAAGTTGGCGTTGCCGGCGGTGAAGAACGCGGCGTTGTTCAGGAAGGTTGTCCAGAACACGTCGTTGATCTTGAGGCCCGACCCGCGGCCGAGCTTCTGCGGCACGGTCGTGATCGCGCCGAGGTCGTCGTTGATCACGTCGCGGCGGTCGATGGACAGCATCAGGCCGTAGGTGTCGGCCCGGTTCGAGTACGTCTCGTTGCCGAGCGTGCCGTGCTTGATCTCGCCGCCGGGGGCCACCAGTTCGTACTGGTCCTTGCCGATCAGCCGGTAGCTGGTCACCGTCTTGAAGTCCGACACGTTCCGCACGGCGCAGACGTTCCGCCAGGTGCGTTCGACCGAGAAGAAGCCGTCGAGCAGGAACTTGTTGGCGACGTTCGACAGGATGCCGCCGATGTCCACCGTCGAGAACGCCGCCTCGATGCCCCGGCCGAAGGCGTAGCGCAGCACGGTGCGGTGGTCGCGGAAGTTCCGCCCCGTGTAGCCGTTGGCCCAGGCCGCCTCCAGCAGCAGTTCCTGCAGGCCGATGCCGCCCCGGAACCGCCGGGCCGCCAGGTCGAGCGTCTGCTCCGAGTAGAGCCGTTCGATGCCGCCCAACTTGGCGGTGAGCAGGCAGGCCGCCTCCAGCACCGCCCCGCTGACGCCGCCGTCGCCCGAGCCGATGCCCGGCGACCGCGGGCGGGTGGACCGCAGCACCTCCAACTCGGTCCGCATGGCGTCCCAGCCGTCGCGGATGGCCTGGCTCTCGATCTCGGGGAACCGGCCGGCGCAGACCCGCCGCACCGCCGTGATGCGGTTGGTCTCGGCGACGGCCTGGGACCGCACCGCCTCGGCGGTGAACGCGTCACCCGCGTCGCGGCCGTCCTCGGGCGCGACGGTCCCGTCCGCGTTCTGCCTGGCGGCGACGCTGGCCGAGGTGCGGCCGTCGGCCCCGAGGTCGACGAAGCTGATCTCGCCGAGCGTGGCCTTGCGGACGACGTTCAAGGGGCCGGTGAAGGTGCGGCCGTTGACCAGCACCTGCTGGTTGTCCTTGACGAACTCGAACTCCTCGACGCCGGCCCCGACCGACGCCTGCCACGGGAAGCCGTTGCGGGCCGAGGTCACGACCTCGCGGGCCGCCGGCGTGTCACGGGAGACGAGACCGGTGGCGACCAGCTGCCCGTCCTCGACCCGCACCGCGTCGGTGTGGCCGACGCCGGAGAGCGGGTCGTGGCCGAAGCGGATCGGCCGCGACTGCGACGGGATCGACAGTCCGGCCAGGTCGATGACGACCGGGTGCCGCCAGCCGGCGACGCGCATCGGCGTGCCGGTGTAGGCGACCATGCGGAAGCGCGGCAGGGTCGCCCCGCCCTCGCCGGCGGCTTCCAGGTCGAGGGTGGTCGGGGCCTCCAGCCGCAGCTGGCGCGGCGGGTGGTCGTCAGTCGTCCGGCGTGGCGACGGCATCGTCGGGCTCCTCTTCGGGGTTCGTGGTCGGTGGGGCCTGCGCGGGGGTCAGCCCCAGCGCGGCGACGAGGGCCAGTTCCTTGGCGCGCTGCCGCAGCTGGGCCTCCCAGTCGAGGCCGCGGCGGGCGTACTCGTCGGCAAGTGTCGTGGTCAGGTTGGTCAGGCGGGTCGCCTGGGCCGTGGCTTCCTTGGCGGGGTCGACGTGCTCGTGCCCGTCCCAGAACCACTGGTGCGGCCAGTGGACGAACGGCCCCAGGTCGTCGGGCAGCAAGCCGGGGATCAGCGCGGCCTCGTCGAACCACGCCGCGAGGATGCGGTCGAGGACGACGGCCTCGAGATGGACCTGCTCGACCCGGATCGCCTTGAAATAGGTCTGGTGGTCGAGCCGGCCGGACGCGTAGTTGTAGCCGCTGCTGTTGCCGGCCGCGACGTTGAACGGCATGTTCAGGCAGCGGGCGATCTCGTTCAGGATCTCGTGCTTGAACTCGGCGTATCCCGTCGAAGGTTGCTCCGCTTGCAGCTGGCTCATCTTCCAGCCGCCGGGCATCGTGACGAGTGCCCGCTTTTCCAGTTCGATCGGCTCGAACGGCTCGGCGGCGTCGGACTCGCCGCTGGCCGGCGCGTCGGTGTAGAGGATGCCGGCGAAGTCGGCGGCCGTCTCGGCGGCGGCGATCACCGCCAGGGTGAACCGCCGCAGTTGGGCGAACAGCGGCAATGCCGGCAGGATGTCGGGCACGCCCCGGGCCTGGCCCGGCCGGTCGCAGCGGAACCAGTGCAGCACTGCCTCGGCCGGAACGCGGTCGTAGTCGCGCACGGCCCGGTAGCCCTCGCCGGGGTGGTCCTTGAGGACGTGGTACTCGACCGGGTTGCCCGCCGCGTCGAAGACGATCCCGTCCACCGCGTTCGCTGCGGCGGCGTTGAGGTCGGGCGTGCCGACACGGTCGGCCTCGACCAGCCGCAGGTCGAGTTGCACCGGGGTGGCCAGCCGCGGGTTGCTGGTCAAAACGGCGAAGGACTCGCCGTCGGTGGCCCGCGCCATCCGCAGCGTGCGGAGCTTCTCGGGCAGTCCGACCGCCTTGGCCCAGGCGGTGAACTCGCGTTCGATGCGGGTGTTGGCCTCCGAGTCCTCGGTCAAGAGTTGCAGGCGGGGGCCGGTGCCGACGACGTCGTTGGCCAGCGTGAGGACGATGCCCTTGGCGTAGCTGTTGTTGGCGACCTCATAGCGGGCGCGGTTGCGGAGCACCCGCCGCACCTCGGCGCTGTTGGCCTGGTTGGCGGACAGCCCGTCGGCGTTGGCCCAGTGGCGGCGGTTGTCGTCGGACGTGCTGGCGGCGTCGTAACGGCCGCGCACGACGCGGACGACCCGGCCGCGACCGGTTCGCGGCGGCGTGGTGCCCCAGAGGTTGGCCAGCCAGCGAAACATTCAGTCGGCCCCCGGCGGAACGAGCTTGTTGAACCGCAGGCCGCGATTCGGTTTCTTGGCAGCTTCCTTGGACGCGAGGTAGCGGTCGGCCTCGATCTGCTCGGCGAGCTTGTGCTGCTCGACCGAGCCGGCGTCGCCGGAGGCCTTGGCCGGCCCCTTCGCGTTCTGTTCGATGGCGTCGTCGAGTTCGTCCGGCATTCGTGCGTCCCTCAGCAGGGCCGAAACGATGGCCCCTATCCATGACCTACCCGGTTCGCGGACGAGTTGACGCAACGGACGAAGAGAAATGTTGCAACTGGCGGGTTGGAGAGGATCCGTTCGCCCTGATCACGTCCGGGACTTCTTCTGCAAGTCCCGGAAGCTGACGCGGCCGCGCTTGACGGGCTCGCGACCGTCGGTGCCGGGGAGGATCACGCCCTGGATCGACGCCGCGACCGCCGCCCCGACCAGGCCGTCGAGCCAGTGGTTGTCGCTCCGCTCGGGCCGCATCTTCCACTCGTCCACCGTCCGGCCCCGCCCCTCGGTGCGGACGCGGTACTCGGCCGTGACGTGTTCCGCGAAGAGGCGGTGCGTCTCGGGCTTGTCGCCGAAGAGCGACAGGCAGCCGCGTTCGCCCATCGGCACCGCCAGCCGGGCGTGAACGAAGCTCTTCCAGAAGTTGGTGTCGTACAGCGCGTGCCGCACCGCCCGCTTGCCCTGCACGTTCGGCATCCGCCAGTTGAAGCCGACCCGGTCGCCCGGCCGCCGCTTGTACTCGCTGAACGGCTGGCTCGACGCACCGACGAACCGGCCGTGGCTCGGCAGCACCACCCCGGCGTGGGCCGACTGCCGGCAGAACTGGTAGACCACGTCCGTCGAGGATCCCCAATTAGCGTCGATCAGGCAGCGTTCGACCCGCAGGTCCGCGCCGTCGTCCCGCCGCCAGGCCCGGCCGAGGATCTGGCCGGTCAGCGTCTCCAGCCCTGCGTAGATCGCCGCCTCGACGCCACCGCCGGGCAGGATCCCGGTGAGCGTCGGCCGGGCGTCGCGGAGCGTGAAGTACGGCCGCTTCTGGTCGGGGTACGCCCCGTAATCGAGCACATAGCCGGTGAAGTCGTCCTCCCACCCGGCCACGACCCAGAACAACAAGTTCCCCTGCACGTCGATGAAGGCGGTGACGTGGTTGACGCCGACCGGCACCTCGCCGCGCTTCATCCGGTTGAGCTTGCCGGCGATCTGCTCGACGGTCAGTTCGTCGTCCGATGCAGTCTCGGCCGGCAGCGGTTCGTTCTGGTACTCGGCGAAGAACGCGGCCTCGTCCTGCAGCCGCAGGTTCATGGCGTGCTGGATGGCGGACAATTCGTCGTGGTTGAACCGCTCCGGCCAGGCGACGACCGCGCCCGCGTCCATCGCCGCGCGGTGGTCGCGGTAGAACGCGGTCGCCTCATCGCCGCCGTGGCCCTGCCGCAGGCTCTCGGCCCGGACCTCGGCGTACCGCTTCCACAGGGCCTCGTCGGTCGGGAACGCGTAGACCAGCTTGGTCCGCTGGCCGTTCCACTCGGGGTGGCGGTCGCGGTCGAGAATGGCGTCGGCCATGTCGCCGGGACGGATGACCGTGCAGGGCATGATCCCCGAGATCTTGGTGCCCGGCCCGGACAGGCCCAGCACCGCCCCGGCCAGGATGCTCTCACGCGTCGCGCACTGGCTCAGGCTGCGGGCCGACTCGTCGGTCTGGGGGTCGTCCAGCACCACCAGCGTCGGCCGGACGGTGCGGCTGTCGGCCCGCTTGTACTTCATCCCCCGGATGCGGCCGGTAATGCCCGCCACCTTGATGATCGCGCCCGACGCCTTCGACGTGCCGTCGTCGCGGACGAACGGCCGCAACTCCTCGCACTGGAGCCAGCCGTCGGGCTTGAGCGTCGGCAGCACCACCTCGCG